ATGAAGCTAAAAAAGACAAAGAAGAAGAACCTAGAGATGGAGTTAAAAGTGCTGCTGCTAAATTAGGAATGAAACCAAGTCACATAAAAGAAGGTGTTTGGTCTGTACTACCAGATAGGATTCCTGAATTTATTCAAAAAATTGAAGATATTAAAGACGAATATCATTCTGTAGTAGGAAGTGATTCTGTTTATGATGGTTTGGATATGGCTATTAGATCAGCTGAAGAATTACTAAATATGGAATTAAGAGAAGAATAAATGAGTTTTAATCTACAAAAATACTTTAAAGACCAGTACTTACTAGAAGGTGATTGGGATAAATTAAGTTCTACAGAAGCTTCTGATGAAGCGGATGATATTATAGAGTTAATTAAATCTGCTTATGCCTATATTGGAGGTCACAGTAATTTTAAAAGTGTTGGTGATGTAGATAAAGAAACAGGCAGAGGTGCTGAGTATGAAGTGATTGATTTAGATGATGATGGAGATATTGATGCAGTTAACGTATCTAAACGTAAAGCTGCTGGTGAAAAGTTCGTTGCTACAGGCCATGATGGTTCTCGTGAAGCTAAAAGAGCTGTTATTACACATAAAATAGATAGGTTGAAGAAACCAGGTTTTTATGTTGAAGTATCAGGAAAAATAAAAGATATCTTACTTAAAGCAGGTGTACCTCAGGTAACTGACGAAGCTACTATTGAGAAAGCATTGGCTGGTAAAGATATTACTATGAACGATGATGGTTCATATACAAGGAGCATTGCTGGTACAAAGCATGAAAAAATAATGCTAGGGACTCCGCTAGTATAAAATATATGAGAAAATTTCTAGTAGTATTAGTACTCCTATCTATAGTAGGTTGTGCTTCTTATCAACCTTCAACAGAGTATAATTTTGTTAAAGTATTAGGTGTCACTCCTCAAGGTGATACAATTCTTATTGATGTTAATTCATTAAGACCAAAAGTTTATAACAACTATTATTATGATAACGGGATTAATAGATATCCTTACAACTACAATTATTATAATACACCTCCAGTAATTATAAGACCTGTAAATCCAAAGCCAAGACCTATAAGACCTGTAGTAACTCCGCCTTCATTTACAGCTCCTAAACCAATTACTAAACCAATTACTAAACCTACAAAAAATAAATAGTAAAACTTATTAAAGACTCATGTGAGGGGATTTGGCTTAGCCAGATCCCCTTCGTATATTTACAAGGTAAATGGGGTGCGAGCCCAAAATAAAAATGAAAATGGCAAAGTTTGAAGAAAAGATATTCTGGAAAGATGGTTTTGATGGAGAAGCATTAAGTGGTATCATGTTTAGGTCGTTTGATTTGAATAAGTTCATCAAAAAAGTTGAAGATGACAATGACCATGAAGTTGTTGGTATCAAATTTGAAGATAATAATTTAGAATTAATAGTTAAAAAATAAAGGTTATGAGTAAATTTGTTAGTACATTTAATAAAGGGTTTAATATGACCTTTGAAAACGGATTTGGTATATCAGTTCAATGGGGTGTTGGTAACTACTGTGATAGGAAAGATGGTGGTGATTATAATGAATCAATGAATGGAGAATTTTGGGAAGCTACATCTGCTGAGATTATGATTACAGGAAATAACGATGGTGTTGTTTTAGGTAATGGTGATGTAGTTGCAGGTTGGTTGTCAACTGATAAAGTTGCTGAAGTAATTCATATGTGTTCAACTGCTAGAAATACAGCCCACCTTAACCAAATGTTAAAGAATTCCACATTAAGTTAAAAGTAATGCGCGAAATATGTGGAGAAGCGAGGAAGCGTTCGTATATTTACGGGGTAAATGAGGTGAGAGCCCAGAAATATTAAATTAATTAAATAAAGGTTATGCAAAATTCAGTTAAAAGAGGTCGTCCGAGTAAAAAAGTTGTTAATAATCCAACACAAAGTGTTGTTGTTAAAACAGTAAAAATGGACAATATGGAGTTCAACAAGAAATTGTTTGAGCCGATGAAAACAGGTACTAAGGTTGATCCATTCTTTAGTATGGAAGGTGGTGTTATGCCAGGTACAAACGTTGTAATTACAGGTGATCCTGGGGTTGGTAAAACAACAGTATTGCTTGATGTTATTGCTGATCTTTCAATTAAAGGCAAAAAATGTTTATTTATTTCAGGTGAAATGAATGCCATTGACATGGTTGGTTATGTTAAGCGATTCCCAAAATTTGGAGATTTAGATATCTTGTTTATGGGTGATTACAGTGAAGTTAATCCTGATGTTGTTCTTCGAACTGCACTTAAAGAGGGTTATGATTGTGTATTAATTGATTCGCTTGCTGAAATTTCAGATAATTATGTTGATTATTTCGGTGGAACTGGAAAATCAAATACCAATCGTATTTTGCAATTGCTTGATGAACATAACCAAGCAAATAATGATGCTAAACTTAATAGCACGTTTTTGATCATTCAACAAGTTACTAAAGGTGGAACGTTTGTTGGGTCAAATAAGATTAAGCATATGACAACAGCAATGGGTCATTTAAAATTTGACGGTGATGGTCAGCGTTTTTTCCACTTTAGTAAGAACCGTCGAGGTGGTAGTGGTAATAAGTTGTTTTTCAACTTAAATAGTAAAAATAAGGTGAATTGGTTATTTGATGAGCCTATAAATGCAGTTGCATAATGAATTATATTTTAATTTACATAGTAATAGGATCAGTTCTCACATCATTGTGGGACTGGTTGCTATTTGGAACTAAAAATCAATTTAATAATATAGAAAGAATGGTTTGTATATTAGTTTGGCCTGCATCTTTAGGCTTGTATTTATACAACCTTATTAAAACATTTAAAAAGAAGTAATATGAAGAATTTTTCGAGATATGTAGTAACAATGGATATGTATGTTTATGCTGATAATGATTATATGGCTAGAAAAAATGCACATAAAATGAAGAAAAGAATTAATGAATATTATCCTGATTCTTGTACACAGGTTAATGGAATCGATGAGCAACCATTTGCAACATTAACAAGCAGAAAGTTAGATGATCATTCCGAGCCTTTAAGTAAAAAAAAGGATGATAAATTACCATTTTAAATATGAAAGGAGAAAGAATTAATTTTACAGTTAATACATCATTTTATAAACGAAGTGATTGGGTAGACCACATTTATGAAGGTTTAAAAGCTCAAACTTATAAACATTGGGAGTGGGTTGTAACTGATGATTTTTCTCCTGACAAAAATGCTGAAGAGCGTTTAAAGGAAATAGCTAAAAATGATCATCGGGTAATTTATTATACTCAGTCCAGGAAAAAAGAATTATTTTATAATCCTAACTATGGTGCTAGTGGTAATGTTATATTTCAAATGGATAGTGATGATACAATGTATCCTACTATACTTGAAGTTTACGCTAAACAGTTTATAGAGGATCCTTCATTAATTGGAATATGTTGTGGTGCTTTAAAAAACATTAACGGTACTGAATTATTTGAGTGGACTGTTCCTAATTTAGAGGTTCAAAGTAATTTTATTATGACTTATGGTCGAGCTTGGAGAAATGTAATACCACATTTTGACTATGATGGTAAATTAGATTATTTTCAAAATGATCTTAATATTTGGAGACAAATTGAAGCTAGAGGTAAAGTAATGTTTTTACCTAGAGAATTATATAAATACAACTATGCTAGTCAAGGTAGTTTCTCACACAGACAGTTTGAAGGTTATAATAATGAATCAGAGAGATTAATTGAAGAAGAAAGATGTAGAATTGAAAGAAAGTTTAGTACTAGTACTGACCTTTCTCAGGATGGTATATGGAATAATGATGATGAGTGTACTTTTGATTTGAAATATTTACCCATTAATAAACTAACTTGGGCTTTTTATAAAGCTGACTTCCATAAAATGCTAGGTAATAGTAGGATTAATTTTATAAAAGCAGACATAAAACCTTATGAAAAGCAACTACTAAATGAATTATATTATGATAATACTATAATTTATAATGGTGATGTTAGGGATGATTATGATGAAGTTATTGTATATGTAAGTAACCAAGAAACATTAGATATAATGTATAATTTCCACTCACTATATTCACAACTTAAACCTGATGTTAAAATAAGATTTCACATTAATAAACAAGTATTTGATTGTGGGATTGATAATGCCCCTCATAGTTATTTTGGATTTGGACATATATGGGATGGATGTTATGAGTAAGGATAATAAAAATAAAAAATTGGTAACTGTTAATTTAACCATGCAGGAAATTTGGCAGGCTATGAGAGGTTCTGTTCAAAAAAATAAAAAGAAATATAACAGAAAATCAAAACACAAAAGTGAAAAATAATAATATCATGAAAGAAGTTAATATAGAAAAATTAGTAGAGTACCATATTAAAGATTTTTTAATTGAACCTACACTATTCCAACAGGTGTATGAAGAAATAACTACATTTGCATATTGGCTTAAGGGATTTGCCCCTCACAATATTTTAGAAATTGGATTTAAGGGAAGTTCATTCCATATTATGTCTCAACTTTCAACAGGTAAAAAAGTAGCTGTTGATTTAGAAGATAACGGTAGAACTATTTGGTCTCATTATATGATGTATGATGAAGATTTTAAATTATTTATAGCAGATTCTCAAACCGAAGAAACTCGAGATAAAGTTAAAGAATTTTGCCCTCAATATGATTTAATTTTTATTGATGGAGATCATTCTTATAACGGAGTAAAACGTGATTTTGAATTATATCAAAAATTACTTTCACCTAGAGGAGTTATAGTATTTCATGATATTGACCCTAACCATATATTCAAAGGAGATAAAGGTGGTGGTGAAGTTTATCAATTTTGGAAAGATATTTCATATGGGTCTAAAACTAACATTATTACTCTAAAATCATCAGGAAAAATTACTTGTTTTGGAGAAAAAGAACATTTTGGTGGTATAGGAATTTGGAAACCTTAAAAGACTCCCGCAAAAACATTTGGCTTCCCGAGATAGGGTTCGTATATTTACGTATAAATGAGGCGCGAGCCCACTAAAATAAATAAAGGTTATGATTAGAAAAAAACAAGATTTAAAACCGTCAACTCCAATGATAATTGACTTGACAGGTCCAGATGGTAATGCATTTGCATTACTAGGCTTTGCTAAAAACTTTGCCAACCAACTCAAATTAGATTATAGTGCAATAAATGCTGAAATGACTTCAGGTGATTATGAAAACTTAATTGAAGTGTTTGATAAGTATTTTGGTTCATTTGTAATTCTAGAAAGATAATTATGAAAAATATTATTTATCCACTAGCATTTGCCTTGATTTTGTGCTCATGCACTAAAGAGGAATTTTTTGAAACACCTTGTATGGGTGATTGTGAAACCTCTTATGAAGTGATTTATAAAAACCAACTAATATATTCTAATGATGATGGTTATTATGAGGTTGAATGGGATTATTTAAATTACTTTCAAATATCAGGTTACCTTACCCCATTAAATGATAGTTATGTCTTAAATGATGTACCTTTAGTTGAGGCAAAGTTTGATTCTGATTATTGGATTGTGATGGATAGTTTAACATTTCAAACACCAATGTACTCTTATTTAGGTTGGTTTAATGATCATGATTTGAATACCCCAATTTCAGTAGGTAACTATGAAATTACTTTAACAGATATGATGGAGTTATTTCCACCTCTTAATATTGTAGGTTATCAAATTCCTAGATATTTTGATGTTGATCATCCTGCTGCTGAGTCATTTTTAGGTACTTATTCAAAGTATACTTATCAACCTACTCAAAATATATTTGTAGATAATGAAATGGTTGGAGATACAATTAATATCTTTATTGAAACCCAATTTAATACTGATGTAGGAGAGAGTGAAATTGTTGAAGATAATATTAAAATAATTATTAAATAAAAGTTATGACTGAATTAGAAGATTTTATAAATGAAATGCGAAGTACGAGCAGTGCTACGGACAAAATAGACATTATTAAGCGTAGTTCTGCGTTTATTCATGATGTACTTGAAGCGACATATAACCCCTACAAACAATATTATGTCACCAGTAAAACGTGTAAGAAAAATAAAGGGAAATTCAAATATAACACACATAAGGATGTTTTTAGTTTGTTAAATGACCTAACTAATAGAGTTTACACAGGACATGATGCAATTCATCAAATAAATGGGTTTGAAATGGCTACTGCTTATGGACATAATGTTTATAAAATTATTGATAAAGATTTAGGTATTAGAGCTGGGGCTAAAGTTATTAATAAAGCAGTACCAGGTCTTATTCCTGAATTTAATGTAGTGTTAGCTCAAGAGTATAAAGGTAAATGTGATTGGAGTGATGAGTGGTATGTCTCCAGAAAATTAGACGGTGTTAGATGTATAGCTAGAGTTGATAGTGAGGGTAATTGCTCATTGTTTAGTAGAACAGGTAAAGAATTTACTACATTAAATAAAGTTAAAGAAGCTATTGAAGATACTGGTATTATTAGTACTACATTTGATGGTGAGATTTGTTTAGTTGATGAAGATGGTAATGAAGATTTTCAAGGTGTAATGAAGCAATTGAGACG